ATACCCACTTCCCATTCGCTACCTGTCTGACCAGCTATGGTGTAGTACGTAGTATTGCTATTCCCTATAACGGCAAAAGATTGATAGCCCGTAACAGCACCTGCAAGCGTTATTGTGCCATTACCCGTAGTAGTAGTCGTTTCTTTTACTCTATCTGCAAGAACGAGCGCCATCAGAAAACCTCTGTATCTATTAACACCCAATCAGTCGGTGTGTCTGTATCTATCAACTGCCAATCGCCATTCACATTACTATTTATCGGCTGCCAGTTTGCATCTTGCTCTGTACTAATGTAGAAGTAAGACCAGTGTGGTGCCGCTGTTACAGTTCCTACGCTTGTTGTAGCTACTAAACTATCTAAAGTATTAAAGTGCATTACACCAAGCGGTACATAACTTATGCTGGTTGTCGCCGTTACTCCAGATATTAATGCAACCTGTGAGAAGACAACACTACCAACCGAACCCGTACCCGTTACACCTGTCAAACTTACTTCTGTTAGTAGCCCAACATCGCCTACCGTACCTGTTGCAGTGGTTCCATCTTCCTGACCAGACTCTTCTGCTACTACAGTACCAACCGAACCTGTACCAATTACGCCAGATAAAACAACCGCTTTACCATGAAACGGATCACCCGCCTGACCTGTTCCAGTTACACCACTTAGCGTAGGACTATTATTTGCACTTACCGTGCCAACCGAACCTGTAGCTGTTACTGCGGTGACACTTATCTGTCTTTCTTCTACTGTTACAGTACCAACTGAACCTGTACCTGTTACTCCAGTTAGGTCAAACGCATACTCAAATCCAACATTACCAACTGATCCAGTTGCAGTAACTCCAGTTAGGCTTTCTTCCTTACCAAAAGCTACTGTACCTACTGTGCCTGTCGCTGTAACCGCAGTTAAACTTACTTCCGCAGCTACTGCTACTGTACCAACCGAACCTGTACCTGTAACCCCAGTAAGACTAACTACAACAGCATTAGCAGCAGGTAGTCCCGAAAAAGGGATTTCGGCGAACGAACTTATACCAAACATGGCTACGCCCGCCTTTTAAAAGTTAAGCGATATTTAACAGCGCAGTGCCGGGAGCATTAGCAGGCATCAACAATGTAAACGTACCAGCAGTAATCGTCTGCGAACCAAACGTATGAACACTCACAGCCTTGTTACTTTGGGTGCTGTTATAAATCAACACAGCATCAAACGCAGTAGATAAGGTCACGCTTGAATAAGTAATCGAAGCTGATGGAGTCCAATACGCAGTCGTACCAGATGTTGCCGGAACAGTTGCATTAGTAACCGTAACACCACCCGCCGTATAGCCAGCACCTGATACTTCACCAGTCACAGTATATGCAGTAGTAGCCGCACCTAAAGTCGCTGTAGTTATATACAAAGCAGCTTTAAAAGTATCGGCAGTACTAGCACCACGAGTAGGGGCTACGCCAAAGTTATGTGTTGCAGTGAGTATCTCGCCTTTAAACGAGGTCGTCATCGCTTGAGTATTTGCCATGATATTTCCTTTATCCTAAAGATGCGGCGACGGCATCGCCTGTTAAACTAAACTTCTTCAGCACCATGTGTACTGAACGATGAACCAACTCGCCATCTAACCAATACTCAACCCACTCAGCACGTTCATTGTCATTCTCGTCAACGCCTTCGCGCTTCTCAAGTAAAGACTCATCCATGTAGCCTTTGGTTGTAAATATATCAGCCATTTATACTCCTAAACAAATCTTAGTAATGCTGTTGACGCTGAATTAACCGGCATTGTTATCGTGTTACTTACGCTGGTAAATATTTTATCTGACCCAAAATCTAGTACAGCAATTGACTTATTACTTTGTGTGCTGTTATATATCAACGCACCACGCGCTGTAAATGAAGCACCGGGCCAAGACACATTGTTAAAGTTTACGTAAACCGTATTTGTAGCCGAATCAGTAGTAATAGTCACACCAGTGATTGTATTCCCACCTGCCGTATAACCTGTGCCAACCACTTCATTATCAGTCGTGTAGGCGGTAGTATCTTGGCTCAAAGTAGCATATGCCGTATACAAAGCCATCTTTAACGTATTAGCAGAAAGGTCTTGATCCCCCTGCACAATATCGCTTCTGAAACTTAATGTTTGACCTTGGTATATAGGCATTATGGATTAACTTTAATTTTTGCCTGACCATCCCGATAACTATCACCACGCTCAAGACCAGTACCCAGACGATTCAATTGAGCTAATGCTTCTTGGTATTTTTTTTCATAATACCCCATGATATCAGCTTCACCTTTCATATAACCGTAGGCTTCTACCAAAGAACCATACAATAATGCAGGGGAGTAATTATCACCAAGCCATGAAGTTCCAGCGGTCGTTATTGATTGTGGGTAGTAATAGTAGTGAAGCTCTACATCATAATCATCATCTGGTGTAGGACCCAAAATAAACGACAGCTCATTAGTAGTTACACTGCTTATAACAGTAGGACCAAACAAAGCGTAGTATTGAGGCAATCCTTCATCAGCAGGGTTTGGGAACGATGCACGAATAAAGTTAACGTCTTTGTTAAGTAGGTATTCGTAGTTACCATCTGCATCAATCACAGCTAACGAGAACGTAGATAAATAGTCAGCAGGGCAAGACAAATACTTATTGCCAGCAGTTACACCGCCCGTTACGTTCTTACGCAATGGTGGAATCTGCACCGTGTTATAGATGCGCTCTTCCGCTTGCTCAACAAACGTAGGTATAGTTGCTACGAATGTAGATTCGTAGTTCTGGGTGTAATTCTGTATCTCAGCAAGAAGCTCTGCGTATGTCACAACTACTCCTTATGCCATTGGACCACGGGCTTTTAAACCTTTAGTAGCAGCGCCAGTACCACGAATCTTAATGCCATCGCTCTTTACGTTGTCACGAGCTGGATTACCCATGCTTACGCGACGAGTTGGCATACCACCCGGAGTAGATTCAATAGCAGACATGCTATTAGGATCAGTTTGATACTTACCTAACTTGCTAATATCGGTAGCTTTACCACTCATAGTATGAGGTTTAGCATAAACGGCAGCGTCTCCAATTTCTTTTCCGCCTACCTTTTTAGAAAATTTAGCCATTATTTACCTCTCGAAGTAGACTTCTGATTCATTGCACGAGCTAAATTACGACCGTATTTTCTCATTGCTTCGCCAGTTACGCCACCTTTTGCCATCTTGTGCATACGGCCTTCGTGACCTTTAACAGCCTTAACTGCTTCTTTGTCAGCAATACGTTTAACTTGTTTTGCGTCCATTTCCTACTCCTAAGTTATTGTTACCGTTCCGACCACACATCCTACTACTAATGCGTTCGGAGTTAATAATTCATCAAACCCACTCGAACCACCAACAGGAGACCAGCCCCACTGAAATACACGACTACCACCAGATGGATAACCATCCTCATCCAATAATGAACCCGGAATATCCGATGTCTGCAACCCACTCAAACCAGATTGCCAATAACTCGTATCCGTTCTTGGCTCTCTTACTGCCTGCGGATCGTTCACTGGGTAAAGACCAAGTGATAACTGTGGCTGATCCGGCTCCCAACAGGTAGGGCATACTTTGATGCTGACCTGTTTAGTCTTAATCGTGAGCTTACGCAGCTCTGTTAACTTGTACCTAAATCCGCACCGATCACACTCGGCAATCGAATTTTTACCTGATGCATATTTGCTTCCCATACATCACCTATAGAAGGTCATGCGTGGTACATAGCGATCAGGTGCTTTCTCTCTATCTTCAGATGCTGCTAAGTCCCATGACTCATCGTACTGGGCTTTCAACATCATAATTCTGTCAGGCGATACATCCGGCAACTTCATCGATATCTTGTATGCCAAGCCAGCTACTAATGCACTCTGCATACGAAATGGAATCTCTTCCACATTTACACCAGTACCAGCATCAACCATACGACGTAAGCGCCAGTACACAAAGTAATAATAAGGAGCTTCTTCAGTTCCTTGATCTGGCGATGGCCATACATTAATTTGCGGCACTTTCGGAGTTGCACCAACCAGATTGGTAGTTTGACCTGAACGGCGGTTTACCCACACCTGAATTGGACGACCTTGCGCTAACTTATTCGGAATAGTGGAATAAGTCGAAACGCTAATACGACTAATGTTTATATCAGTCTGATTAGAAATCTGTCCGGGATCAGTGCGAATAACATGTTCAATAAGATCAACGGTATCATCAGGAAGATCATAAACGTATTGTCCTTGTACAAGTGGAATCTGACCTTGTTCAATAGTCCACAGGTTTATACCCCTGTTTGCCCATTCGGTAATTAGCAGATTTAAACTACGTCTAGCTGTACGAAACTGATAGCCTGTACGCAGCTCTACACCACAGCGTTCAAACGCCTCTTCCATCAACTCATTGAGATCAGGATTAAATGCTGTTGTCGATGTAGTTACGGCCATTATTTTGCCCTTGTCTTACCGCGAATAGCGCAGCCGTCTGCACGTTGTGATGCTGTGCGAACCTTGCCGCCGTTTTTCATTCCATCAATATCTGCAAATGATTTAGCTTTGCGCTCTTCTAAAGTCATTGGCTTACTGCCTCTATTAGAGTTAGCAGAAGACCCACGAATAGTGCGCATAGCATCATCTGTTTCAGCTTTACGTTTATCAAACTCAGCCTTAGAAAGCTCTTCGTTGTTGTGTATATATTTACCATCAACAACACGAAAAGTATTTTCTGATGGCATAAGTTTATTAGCCATTACTTCCTCGCAGCTCTCATATTATCAACAAGATTTGGATACGACCTACCAGCAGCTTTCGCCGCAGCCTTTGCCGATTTCTTCTTGGCGGGGCTTAACTTCTTAGGACTCCCCAAGCCTTTTGGGCGTGGCTTGTCCCACACCTCTCCACCCTTTTTGTATTGGGTGAAGTCGGTGTCGTCACGACGGGACTTTTGCTCACCGTCGGGCATCTTGGAAGGGCGGATTGCGCCCATACCACGCGAGGCCATCATTTAGCAATACCCACCTTTAGCCATGCCACCTTTTTTCATACCCTTAGATGAGCCTGACATTACAACCATCTTGCCTTTGGTTTTGCCTTTAACAGCAACGCCATCACGGCTAGGAGCAGCAGTTTTAACAGCGCCCATCTTGCTTGGTGCAACACCACCTTTAGACATTTTTTTCATTTCAGATTCCTCATGTTTAATCATAGATTTAGAAGCACCTTTCTTTTTCATGAAAGCTACTTCCTTCTTTACCATTGCTTTAGATTCAGCCATACCACCACCTGCTTTCGTAAACTCTTTACCCACAGATTGAGGCACTCCGGCCTTCTTAGCAAATGCAGGATTGTGGGCAACCGCCTGCATAAACTTTTCTTGCTTTTTACTTACTGTCGGCATTGTCTTTTTTCTTCCGTCTTGTTAAGCCT